CGCAGCGCCAGTTGCTGACCAAGTTTCTGTCCGTATTTTTCGATGGCGCAACCTTCAAGGTGGTTGGCCAGCGCGAAACGCTCAGGACCGGGATAAACACTGATTGCTCCGTGTTTGCCGGAATAGACAGTTGCTGTATCAATGCCGCCATTATCATTCTGAACATCTACTGTGCCGTTCTTTTCCTGTTCCTCTGCGATGAACACCGCGGCAACCAGCCAGCGCCAGATAATAATTTCCTTCTCAATGGGCAGGATCAGCCAGCCGTTTTGTTTTGCCTCAAAAATACAGGCAAGCATGCGCATTCCTTCAGGAAGGCATTTATCGTACCGGCCCTTATCGAGTTGACGAACAAGGCCGGAATAGCCAAGGACGCGGTTGCCATCCCTGACACCGTTCTGTGTCGCCTCAGGAGTAAAATCTTTATTCAACATGGCGTGATCCTTAAAACGGTTTGTTGGCCTGAAGTTCGTCGCGTTCTTTCACGAAGCGGTTGTGCATGGACTCCCATTTCGAAAGCCATCTTTGCTGTTCGCGCTTACGGGCCAGTATCCGGCGCAGACGGCGCACACAGCGCTGGTGGGCATAGAGGTAATCAGAAGTGTGATCGCCAAGATGATAACCAACTGAGCCATCCTCAAAAATTTGGTGGCATGGCTCGTTAGTGGGCAATTCGAGCTTTCTAAACACCCATGAAACCATGTAGTGAGCCAAGCTATTAAGTGCAGCGCTGCGGCTCAGGAATCGCTTTTTGCCACCGTGGCGCATGACAACATACAACGGGCCGGCAGGGGTTTGATATTGACGAAAAGCAATATCGATCGCGCTGGTGGTATTAGTCGTTTTCATTACCGGTCCTTTAATTTGTTGTATGACTCGTGTGATAAAACCTGCCAGCTCTGGCCGCCGTCGCGGGAAAGAAGGCGCCAACGGCGGTTGACCCTCAGACTGAGGTTGCCGCAATGGATACGACACGGCGCAACCCGGCGCTGGCGGTAACGACGCAGAACGTTAATCGCCTGGACATGTACCCATTCGGGTACGCGGATAGCTGTCAGTGTCATCTCAATACCTCTTTTGGCGGTGTGATACGCCAGCCAGCTTCGCGGGCCAGTTCGATAAAATCCTGAAGGGTGGCGATGTGATCGTCTGTGGTAAGTCGGTAGTCACAGATTGCTCGCCCATCCTTCAAATGGACGACGACGCGTCCGGTAAAATCCGGTGCAATGTGCAGATCAACCGGGCATACGCAGCGGAGCCCAGCCGCGCGCAATTGTTCCTGAGTAAACTCTTTCACTGGACACCTCCGCTTAGATGTTTTTCTTTCACGTAGTCGGTGACTTCTTTAAACAAATCATCGACAATTAATTTCCCTGATTCGGTCAGGTATTCAGTGTTTTTATTGATGCCAATTGCATTCTGGTAAGTGGCTTTAATAAATGATTCAGTTTCCTTCCGATTGCCAAATTCACCGCGAGCCATTAACTCGAATCGTCTCAGTAACTGAGTCATTACACTTTCTGTTATTTCCACCGTTTCGATTGCACCATTCGGAAGATTCACCATCAGGAGATTTCCCGAAGTTTTATTTTTGAGCCTGGTTAATGCGGCATTAACAATCCGACGGCGGTACAAATTAATCACGTTTTCCATTGCGTTGCTGCTCCTCAATTGAAAGAACAATTTTTTCTTCCTTAACCGCCCATGTATTAACTTTTGCAGACAGGAGGTAAGCTATCTCTACGAGATTTTCCATTTGATAAGAGTTAATGGATTTATATTGTTGGGATATGACTTCTAACAAAGCGTAAAGATGTTCTGTTGTAGTCGTTATATCCTGAATATCCTGTCGTGTTGGCATGGTTATCTCCCATAAGCTTTACGAAGAAAAAGAACTGCAATTACCTCGTGACCTAATGAGGCATAAAGTTGCGCTGCTTTTAAAGCTTTTGCATCTCTCATTTCCTTTATCCCTGAATTTTGGTTGCAGATATCCCCAGCTTTTAAGCTGTAGATTATTAACGTGTTAATTAAGACGAAAGAGTTTCTACTTCTTCCAGTTTCGCATGAACATCATGAGCGATGGTGGAAAATAAATCTATTAATACAAGTTCGCTTTTGTCATTATCCTCTGGCTTTGAAGAATTAATATATAACTCTGAAACCTTCAGTATTTTCTTTAATTCAATAAGGCAACCAAAAACAGCATCATTGATATCATTTAATTTCACTGAGCTGTCATTCTGGAGTACCTTGATGCATTCTTTCCGTGATGCCAGTTCAGTGCTGTTGCAAGAAAGTGAGTGGCGATATTTATCCAGGTCATTATTTGCCTGTCTTATGGTTTCCGGCACACCCTCCAGAAGAGTTATGAAAGTGCAGATTAACTGTAATTCAAAATCATCGCGGGGGTTTTCAGCCCACATTGATAGCATTGCTTCAGCTTGCTTAACCCGACCTTCGGCAGATAATAAACACATAGTCATTATTGTTTATCCCTTTTTGCCATCTCTTCAATTAACCAGATATGAACTTCTTCAGTTAATCGACGAGCCAATGTAATTACTGTGGATAACTCATTTTCAAGCATTTTATCCGGGTAGGATTCCAGCATGCGTAAAATAAGCTCAGCCTCACATGCCTTTTCTTGCGCCCTGGCGATATTATTTACACGCGACATTTTCACCATCCTTAAAACCTGATGAGTATGAAGCTGACATCGCTATTTTATTTGTTGCAATCGCGAGTTCAGATAATTCAGTAATAACACCGCAAAGGTTCAGTAATTTTTCTTTATCCATCGACTTGCCGTTAATTTCTGAGAAAGCCTCATTCCCCAGGAACCCAATCGCGTCAAGCAGGGAAATCGTTTTGGTATCACAATCTTCTGCAATGCGGCCGTAATCAAATCCCTCACATTGCGATTTATCCTTAAGGTGTCGGTAGTCAGGAATGTCTATTAATTCATAAAATTTCTGGATTCTCACGGGATGCTCCTCATTATCTGAATCAAGTTAAACTTGATGATTAGAGGTTAGCCTTACACAAGTTTTTCGTCAAGTTAAACTTGATGGAAGTTTGAAGGGAATATATGCAGGAAGGGAAGAACGGGCAAAAGCCCGTTTATTTTCAATGGTTAGCCGAATCTATTAATATTGAATGGAACCGAAGAAACTACTTTAGATTGGATGTAAAGCATACCTATAGCGTCTTTGTCTATGCTCCATGATTGATAGTTGGAGTTATCAGAGAGGACAACGATCTTACTACCAATTTTTTGGAGGCGTTTTACATAGCATTCACCATCAAAGCAGAATGCATAAATACCATCACCATCAAAATATGTGACTGTTCTGTCTAAGAAAAGCAAGTCTCCAGGCGCGATTGTCGGAGCCATGCTATCGCCTCGAGCATTACCTATCTCAATATTTTTAAAAGGTCTGTTGCCAACGAGGCGGCGAGCATATTCGGGATCAAGTTCTATGGAGCGAACTACATCAATGAAATCGCCTTTTACATGCGATCCATCGCCACAGCTGAATTCTACGTCTAAGACAGTGAAAACAACGCTATCAGATTTGGCTTGATGTTTGTCTGGCAAGTGGAAGCTGGGGGCCGGATCTTCTCCCAAAAACCAGGATTGCGGGTAACCACTAAGTTCCGCTAATTTTGCCAGTCGCTCCCCTCTCGGAAAGGTTTTTCCTGTAGTCCAGTACTGAACTGATTGCGCACTGACGCCAAGCTGCCTAGCAAGTTCCGCCTGGCTCCAGCCTTTTATATCCAGTAGCTCTAATATCCTGTTTTTTGTCTTAGTTTCTGAGCCCATCTTCACTCTCCATCACAAGTTTTGATGAAATAAACGTAAAGGAATCCTTGATTTTCATTTTACACCATAAGTTATGCACTTGCATGTTAATTAAAACTTGATATTATTTGTTTAAATCAAGTTATACTTTATTGGTGCTGATATGAATGAAGATGTCCGAGCACGTCTAAATAGCCTGACTTCTCAGCGTGCAATCGCTAAGCATTTAGGTATCACCCCGCAGGCTGTGAATCAGTGGTTCAACAAGCCAAACATACCGCCTCGTTTCGTCTTACCGATTTGTGAGTTGGTTTCCTGGGAAATTGTGCCCCACGAAGTTCGCCCGGATTTATATCCTGGTCTCAAAGATGGCGTTCCTGAGGCATTCAAAACAGACAGAACCGTTAACCGGGGCGTTGCAAATCATGTTTCCAGCTTACCTTCAGGTTGATATGCCGCCGGCATACAGCAAGGCCGATGCGGAGTGGATACAGGAGCAGTTAGCAGCACTACCACCATCAGCCAGGCAAAAGGCAATCGTTCGTTACGGAGAAGTCTACGAGGAGTTTTTAGACAGCGAGCCAGTGAGCTTTCGCAAAGAGAACAAAGCAAGACATGAAGCCAATACTCGCCTTCGTGAGTACGCAAGAAAGTATCACCGGGCTTTACAGGGTTACACAAAAAAGCCCCCCTCATTTGGTCAGTGATGATCACCTCTTGAAATGTTCAGGCTTAAAGGTGTCTGGACGTCTAAATCCCACAAAAAGTGGGGAAGAGGGAAGAGGGGGTAAGGGGGGAGTTGGGAGAAGGGGCAGGTATAGCGTCCTTTTCCAGGAGAAGGGTACATAGGTTAAGTAGATCTCTGTAAGCAGTAATTCCCTCCTAAAAAAAGCACAGCCATTTAGACGGCTAAACATTAAAGGCGGACAGGTGGGTTTCTCCTGGAAAAGTTCAGGCTCACTTACAGGCACATAGTTAGGGGCGGCATATGCTGACAATCACACCAAATTTTGCACAGGACCGGGCACTGAATATGCTGCGTCGAGAGTGGAAGGCACAAAATTCCTTCATGGTATACGCACCCACCGGCAGCGGTAAAACAGGTCTGGCTGCTTTTATCACCGACGGATTTGTCAGCCGTGGGATGCGGGTGCTTTTTGTCGCGCCGTACACCGTTTTGCTGCGGCAGACTGCCAGCCGTTTTGTAAGCTACGGCCTGAATCCAGACGAGATTGGTCTTGTGTGGGCTGAAGCTGAGAAGGGCGAGGCAGATCCGGCGCGCTTAATTCAGATTGCCAGCGCTGACACCCTGATCCGCCGTGATTTTCCCGACAATATCAATCTGCTGATTATCGATGAAGCCCATCTTCGCAAGCGCACCATCCTGAAAGAGATTGAACGCCTTACCAGCGAAACGGACGTTAAGGTTATCGGGCTTTCCGGTACGCCTTTTTCATCATTCCTGGGCAACTACTATCAGCGCCTGATTAAGCCCACCACCATCAGTGAACTCATTAAACGCGGCGACCTCAGTCCGTTTGAGTTTTATGCGCCCACAACGCCGGATTTGAAGGGCGTGAAAATGTCCGCGTCGGATTTTGGCAGGGACTACAACGAAACCCAGCTGGCAGAAATCATGAGCGGCTCTGACCTGGTGGGCGACATCGTAAGTAACTGGCTTGAGAACGGGCGCGACCTTCCCACTATCGCCTTCTGCGTAAACGTGGCTCACGCTAACTTCGTCACCATCCAGTTCAACAAAGCCGGGGTAAACGCTGAAGTAATGACAGCGGAAACGCCTCATGACCAGCGCCAGGTAATGATCCACCGCTTCGAAACTGGCGCGACCAAAATCCTCGTGTCCGTGGGGGTGCTGGTGGCCGGGTTCGACAGTGATGTGCGCTGCATCATCTATGCCCGACCCACTAAATCAGAAATCCGGTGGATACAGTGTATCGGTCGCGGGCTTCGCACTGCGCCGGGCAAGGATACCTGTCTGATCTTCGATCACAGCGGAACCGTTCACCGCCTGGGCTTTCCCGATGCTATCGAGTACGACGTTCTGCTGGATTCAAGCGATGGCATGAAGGAGGCGGCGGCCAGGGCAGCGGAAGAGCGCGCCGAAAAAATCCCCAAAGAGTGTCCCGAATGTCACTTCATGAAGCCGGCAGGCGTTTACGTTTGCCCGAAGTGCGGCTTTAAACCGCTGGCCGGCTCCGACGTGGACACCGACACCTCACGCAAAATCAAAAAGCTTTCCAGAGGCTCTTCCGTTGCAACGAAAAGCACCAAACAGGCCTGGTGGAGCCAGATTAAGTTTTACCAGCGTCAGCGCGCTTCAACCGGCAAACCCGTCAGTAACGGGTGGTGCCTTCACACCTTCCGAGACAAATTCGGGGAGTGGCCTAACGGGTTGAGCGATTTCCCGATGGAAATCACCCCCGAAGTCAGTAATTACATCCGGCATAAACAAATCGCCTGGGCAAAAGGGCAGGAGAAACGGCAGGTACAACAGACGCCCCTTCAAAACCGAACTGAGTATCAGCCTCAGCAACTGACAACCATTCCTGAGGGCTGCCCTACCAGCAGGATCATCAGCGCTAAAAAGCAATTTGAACAACTTCGTAAGCATGCGGGAGAAAGAACTTGAAAACCACTGAAGCAGCAAAAGGCCGATGGCCGGAAATTTTTGAACATTACGGACTTCCGCCTGTTACCGGAGGGCGACACTTCAAGGGTGAGTGTCCGCTTTGCGCCACGCGGGGAAGTTTCCGCATTGATGACCAGGACGGAAACGGTACGTGGATTTGCAAATGTGGCAGCGGTAACGGGATCAGTCTTGTCGTTCAGACCCAGGGGAAATCATTTGCTGAAGTCTGCCGGGAAATCGACGCCCTGCTTGGTAATGATTACCGGCATCGCGCAACGCCGATCAACACCACGGCCACCAGCCTGCGCCAGCGGGTGGTGAGCAAATTTTCAAAGCTGGAAGGTCCTCGCGGCACCAGCGCGGCTCAATATCTCCTGAACCGGGGGATCACAAAGCTACCTGCTGAAGCGGTGCGGTTTTGTCCGAAGGAGCGCTATCAGGGCCACGTATATCAGTCGTTGTATTCGCTGGCGACAGATAACCGGGGTGAGCTGTGTTACCTGCACCGGACCTATCTCGACGGCGATAAAAAGGCACCGATGGGCGACGGGCAGAAACGCCTTTACTCGTTACAGGAGGAGACCTATCTGGATCATGCCCAGTCGGTTGCGGTGAGGATGTTTCCCGTCGCGTCCACGCTGGGTATTGCGGAAGGTATTGAAACGGCTTTATCCGGGGTACAGCTATACGGCTGCAATACCTGGGCAACGCTGAACAGCGGGTTTATGAAAAAGTTTCGCGCACCAGCTGGCGTACGGCATCTCATCATTTTTGCCGACATGGACCCCCATTCAGCGACAGGCCATGCGGCGGCGTTCGAATGTGCCCACGTTAACTTGCTGGCAAAAAATGACATTGAAAAAGTGAGTGTGCGCTGGTGCGACAATGGGGATTTTAACGATCTGCTGGTCAACGGCGATCAGGTTCGCGAGATGACATTTTTGAAAAAGGCGGCTGCATAATGCGTACAGATAACACCGAACACAAAGCACTTTTCACTATCCCGACGGCAACGCACGGCACTACCCTCGCAAACATCAAGCCGCTGCCTGAACAACGTAAAATCACCGGGCATAAGCAGACTGACGCTTATCTTTGGGTACTGGAAGTAATTCGCCTTAATGAACCTGCACATCTTGATGCTGCCGAAGCCGCGCTGGAGAAAATCAAAATCTCCCCGAAAGATGCTGAGAAGCGTTATTCACGTTACCTGCTGGTGAATGGTGCCGATCCGTTCCAGGTTGCATTCGGGACCATCGGTATGGATAACCCGGCAGGCGCTATCAAGACGGCACGGGAGAACATCAGAAAAGCTGCCGGAGTCAGGGCGCAGTTCGGTAGTTATGAAACAGCATTCGATGATGTAGAAGCCGAATGCGTGATTAAGTCCTCATCGAAATTTATTGATGATTATCAGTGGGGCTGGACTGCTGCCGAGAAAAAATCCTGCGGCATTAACGGCAGCCGTATGACAGAAATTGACGATCAGCGCCGCGCGTTTGTTGATGGCTACCGTGACGTACTGCCAGAACCCTGCACCCTTTCGGATGCTGTTCGTGAGTTTGTTTACTGGGACTGGCTCTATCAGGTGCGCAATACCGCAGGTAAAGAGCTTGGCTATGAATTTGGTTATTCCGAACATCATCAATCTGTGTATGACCGCGAGTTTTATCTGGAAAAATTGCTGTCAATCATCCCGCCGGTAACGCGCGCTGAAGCCGTAGAAGTGTGTCGCTGGTTTCTGGAAAGCGGGAAGGCAGAATACACGGAAGATGACGGTGCCGCGGTCATTCTTAATCTGGTTGGGGAGTGTGAGCAATGAAACTTGAAGCCGCACTGAAACACTTTTCTCCTCAGGGGATGCATATCAGCGACAGCGTGAAGGGAACCTCACCCGAGCGGATCACTGGTACTGACGTAATGGCGGCCATCGGTACCACCAGCAACCGTGCACGTTTCGGCCTGGCGGCATTCTTCGGTAAAGCGGGTATCAGTAAAACAGACGCACAGCTGGCAGTTCAGGCGCTGGCGCGTCACGCGATGGATGTTGCCCCGAAAAACGTCCGCAAAGCAGCCAGTGATCAATTTGGTACCTGCATGCTGGTGCTGGCGCAGTATGCGTTCGCGGAGTATTCGCGTTCTGCGGCTACCAGCTGCACCTGCATCACCTGCAACGGTACCGGACGCACCACCCGGACCCAGACCACACGCAAAGTATCTTACCCGTGGGGCAAGGCTCCATACTGGGCAAACCGCTCCCGTGCTGTTCGCCCGTCAGACTGGGAGAAATGGACAGAGGTAACTGAAATTGTGCCAGCCGTCTGTGACGCCTGCGAAGGGAAGGGAGTAATCAGCGCCCGCTGTCGGTGTGGTGGTAAAGGGGAGGTGCTCGATCGCAAAGCCACCCAGGAACGTGGCGCACCGGTATATAAAACGTGTGAGCGTTGCGGCGGTAACGGGTATTCGTCAGTTCCCTCGACGGCGGCATATAAAGCGATTATTAAACATATTCCTGATCTGCACGTCAGGACGTGGACCCGGAACTGGAAGCCTTTTTACGAGATGCTGGTGGATATTTGCCACAAAGGTGAAACACAGGCGGACAGGGCGTTTCAAGAAGTGACCAATTTTCGTGATGATAAAGACAATATTTAGCTATTTCGATTCACAGGACTTGATTTTGTCCGAACTTGTCCTGTATGCTTCAAATTGTGGGATATAGCGCCTGCACAAAATTAACCCGTCTCTGAACGGGTTTTTTTACGCCCGGAGAAAAGGCACCCGAAGGTGCCTGTAAAAAATGTTATGAAATAAGTTTCAGGTTTCCAGCTAGTTTTGTGAGCGTGATTACAGAGTGGCTAAATCAGAACTTAAAGGGTTGAAATCATCGAAGCGGACACTACGATTAAAGTGAATTCCTTGATAGTCACTAAAAATAAAAATATCTGATGGTGAATCCCCCTGTGCGGAGGGGCATTACTGGATAAACTGTAATTGCTTAAGCGTGCGAAGCGTTGTATCCAGTCAGCGTTTCACCGGGAGGCACCCGGCACCATCGAGAAATGTTCTACCTGATATGACCTGTTCGTCCGAGCAGGTCTTTTTTTTATGTGCTGATAGCGTAGAAATATCAGAGAGGCTTTTTAAGCGGTGCATCCAGAGGTTTGATCCATGCAAGCGATTATGACCATCGGCTCGGTCGTTTTCGAGTACCACAATCGCGTAAAATTTGATAAAGGTTTTATATTTAGATATTTCTTATTAATTGGCGAATTTTTATAGATAAAAGCTATCTATTTATGGGGTAAGTGTTAGGCTCAGATACCTTCACTTTATCTGGCACTCCAATGCGCACTCCCCGTACCTTCTATCCAATCCCTATGCTTATCAGGCACACCCAGCCTTCCGGTCTGGAAAAACTGTATCCAGTTCTTGTTTCTGATGTAATCGACGCTGACGGTACAAGGTATGCAAGGTACATGAACGGTGCTGAAATTCGTATGTCAGGATTACGCTTTATTCAGCTTGAGTTTGCCCAGGCAGATCTTCCCAACCTTGCGGCAACACCTCTTCCGGAAGAGGTTATTAAACGCGATATGCTGCACTGACCGCTTCGCTAAAAAGAAGTTAATTAGCAGATTTATATTTAGTATTTAATCGATCACTCTCACGCTTCTGGATAGCAATGCTTACCTATAATTCCAGCGTCTGGCTGTTGTGAACGTTACTTCAGGAGGCAGGATGGAAGAGGGGTTCTACTGGGTTCTTTATGCCGGG